TTTATGAATGAAAATAGTGTGAAACATAAAGAGCTAATTTAAAATGTTTCATGCACCACTAGTGATGGATTATATATTTTAGATTTTTATTACGATGGTGAGTTTAGGACAAGCAAAGCGGTAGATAAACAGTTTTTTAAGCGATATGAGAGTGTGATCGACTGGGATAACGGATTAGGGAGGCGAAAAGATAATGCGAAATAAATTTTCTCTTTATTTTATGTGGACAACGGCCTTTATTAGTATTCTCGTGTCTTTTTTTGCAGTAATAAAAGGCAATTACCCGATAGCAACGTATCATTTGTTTTTAGGTGCATTTTTATTTTGGTTAGCAAAGGAGACTTACTCATGAATTTAATTGAAAAAAGAAGGTATCAAGAACAAATATCAGCATATGAAAAGCAACTAGATGAAGTAAGCAAATCGTTACTAAATGATGATCCGCCAGACGAAAAGACTATACGTGAGCTATTAGCCAAGTCCTACGGTGTGTTAGGCACAACCAAGCTTTTGCTTAATGAATCAGAAATAACGATGAATCGAGATATATAACAGCATAAAAAAGAACGCTAAGCTCTTTACCTAGCGCCTCAATGATATACTCGTCAGTCAATATTTTATCACGGGGGCGCATAATTTGGAACTTAAAAATATAACAATTAGTGATCTTAAAGATATACAAACACAGCACGCGGTAATTGTCGTTTCAGACGGCAAAATGAAACTCGGACAACTACCAGCGTACGGCAATGTAAATATTACATGCCACGAAAAAAAAGTAAAGCAAGTAAAAGAGGAGCAAGCAACAAAATTTTAATAGATGAATAAGTCCTACTTGAAAACAAGCGGACACAGATTAGTAGACACCAGTCTATTAGTTTGTGCCCGCTTTTTTATTTTCCATAAAGAAAGGTTGAGAGCATGGAAGGAAAAGAACTAGCACAAGAATATGCCAAAGATTTAAAGCCACTGAGAGCCATTTACAGCTTTTTAAAAGATAGGCGGGATAATTGCCAAAGATTAGTTACAGAGTGCGAAGAACATCAGGCGTGGGAGCTTGCAGAAGAATTTAACGCTGAGTACATAGACTATCGCCAACGGTGCAAAGATATTGGAGCGATCATCTCAAGCAGTCAATACAGCATCCAATGGTTGCGTACTAAACATGAGCCACAAGGTCCGGGCGTGAGTAAGTTGCCTTACACAAAGCGAGAAGTACAAGTGGATGATGTCGATAAAGTATTGACGTTGCAAAACACATTTGAAACCACCTACCCTAACTTAAGCGAAGACGAGCTCGCAGAAGTCCACAGTTTTCTTTCTATGCTGTCGGAACGTGAAAGAGATGTATTTGTATCGATTCGAGGAAAAAGAAACACACACAGCCAAACAGCTAGTTATTTGGGTATATCAGAAAGTGCTATGTATTCTTATTTGCGAAGAGCAGAAGAAAAGATCAATAAAAAAGTCAATTCAACGCTACAAATGAGTTTGTTTTGATAAAAATGAATTTTTGCAAGGTGGGAGCAACCTATATATGAGAGGTCATTTCAAACGACTTATGTTTTTCCCAAATGATTTTACAATAAAACAACTACACACACTTTTTTCAACAAGCTACTTTTTTGACGATGGGTTTGATTGATTACGGCAGACGCAGGGAAATGGCCTCTCTATTTTTATATAGACAAGACGATCCCTCCACTCCTTATACAAAGGCAGGCACGTTCTGACGTGGAGGTTTTACATAATGGAGTTTAAAAATGGAAAGCTATTGGTATTTAACAAGAGATAAAAAAATCCCTAGAAATCGCAAGCTCATATCCGTAACAAGGTGTAGCCGTTACATGATTTTGCAGTTTAGCTATGAAGTGGACTGCGACAAGATACGAGAGTGTGATCTTGCTTATCTAGGGTGCGGAAATTTTAATGATTACGAGATACAAGTTACATTGATGAAAGAGATAAAAAATGCTTAGTTTTTTTATTTTATAAGTGTTAAACTGATTCTAGCTTATAAAGTTAGGAGGTTTTTCATGAAAGACGGATATAAAGTACGCTTTAATGTGGTAAACTTTGAAGATGGTCAGATTCGAGAAAATGATTCCCGTGAACAAAAGTTTGATAAAGAAACTTTTAATTTGCCAATTATTCCTAGAGAAGGCGATTATGTCAATCTTAAAGGCGGCGATGAAGGTAGAGAATCTTTTGGCGACTTTAAAGTGACAAGAGTTTATATCAATATGGCAGATACCGTTGACGGTGTCGTTGCTAGTGTAACTGTTTCTACAGTATAACTGTAAAAGCTGCAATTTAAGACCTCTTTTTGAGGTCTTTTTTTAATACATAGAAAGCGAGGTGGCTTCATGCCTACGTTAGACAATCCAAGACATGAAAAGTTCGTTCAGTGCCTAATTACGGGCATGAGCCAAAGAAAATCTTACCGAGAAGCGTTTAAACAATCCCGTCGCTGGAAAGACACCACAGTGGATTCTAAGGCTTCTACACTATTCAAGACAGATAAGGTTTTGGAAAGGTATAAGGAGCTATTAGAAGAGGCGCAAGATGAAGCTATCATGACAAGAAAAGCTCGTATGGTTTTGCTATCAGAAATTGCTGAAAGCACAGAAGAAGTCAAAAACCAGATCAAAGCCATAGATACGTTAAACAAGATGGATGGCGATTATATCCAACAAATTGAGCTTAACGGCGACTTGCGAACGAATCCTTATGCTAACCTCAGCGAAGAAGAATTGAGGCGACTAGCTAATGGCGAAGACGATTGATAAAAAAGCGATAGCCGAAGCTGCCAAGAGAGAACTCGCAAGCCGTTATTATTTAGATTACTTTGAATTCACAAACAATATACAAGCTTTACGACACCAAAAGTACATCGCTCCTTACTTGCAAGACATTGCAGAGGGGCAACAGCACTTTTTGATCGTAGAGCTACCACCACAACACGGGAAGTCGACAGTGATTACTGAAACCTTCCCGTCTTTTTATTTGGGAAAAAATCCCGATCATCAGGCTATGAGCGTGAGCTACTCGGAAGATTTGTTTAAAAAGTTCGGCCGTAAGAATCGGGATAAGTTTCGCCTTTACTCAAAAGACTTGTTCGACCAAGAAATAAGCTCAAGCACAGCCAGTGTTTCCGACTGGGGCGTACAAGGTCACGAAGGGAATCTGTATAGTACATCTATTTTTGGCGGTGCGACTGGTCGAGGTTCTGACTTGCTCATTATTGATGACCCTTATAAAAATAGAGCTGAAGCAGAAAGTAAAACTATCAGAGATAAGATTTATTCTGAATGGCAAGACACTTTTTATTCTAGGTTATCTGCTAAAGGCTCAGTAATCCTTATCATGACACGCTGGCATGAAGATGATTTGGCAGGTCGCTTGCTAAGAGAGCAAACACTACCGTGGGAAGAAATCAAAATTCCAGCCATCGCAGAAGAGAACGACTTGCTCGATCGAAGCACGGGCGAAGCATTAGCTCCTGAGATCGGCAAAGATGAAGAGTGGGCACAGCGAACCAAAGAGGTTTCAGGCTCACGAACATGGAATGCTTTGTATCAACAAAGGCCTGTACCAGCTGGCGGGAACATCTTCAAAAGAAGTTGGGTCAAATATTACGTGCCTGATGTGGCTACTAAGATTAAATACAAGCTTGGCGATGATGTGGCTATACTTCCCGACAATATGCAGCAACAGTTACAATCTTGGGACTGTACATTTAAAGATAAAGACACCTCCGACTTTGTGAGTGGTCAAGTATGGGGCAGAAAAGACGCTGACTTTTACTTGATTGATCGCTATCACGAGCGTATGGGAATTGTTGAAACAATGAAAGCTATTGAATCCATGACAGAAAGACACCCACAAGCAACGGCTAAACTCATTGAGGACAAAGCCAACGGTCCGGCAGTGATTGAGATGTTGCAAAAGCAAATATCCGGCATTATTCCTGTGCAACCTAACGGCGGGAAAGAAGCCAGAGCTCAAGCCGTAGCTCCTTACTGGGAAGCTGGAAACGTCTATGTGCCACACCCCTTGTGGCGTCCATGGGTAGATGATTACTTAACAGAGATAGAATCGTTTCCTAATGCGCCACATGATGACGATGTGGACAGCATGGACCAAGCTTTGGTTTACATGGAAAAGCCGTTCGATCCGAAAGATTTACCAAAACCTAAACCGATGTTAAGAGGAAGGAGGAACAAATGATTAATCCGATAAAGTCAATAAAAGCAGCACGAAATAAGAAACGAATGAAAAACTATATTGAGAATGTAAGAGCTGATGTCTTTAAAAAGTCTGTAGGGGGCAAGCTAAACAGTGGCAAACAAACACAAGCCCCTTGGGATAATAACTTTTTCAAGAACCTAGATCAGCCTGTAAAAAGACATCCACAAAGAAATAAAGAGGTGTTAAATGCCTTAAGGTATCTAAGGGATATCAATCCCGATGCTTCAATGGCTGTGTGGAACTTTATGCGCATGGCGAATCAAGGGCATGAGGTTCAAGTAACCGATGCTGATGGAAATGACGATGAAGAGGCTACGAACTACATCAACGACGAGCTAGCTCCCAGAGTTGGGCGAATCTATGGCGGTGGTGCTGATCAACTTATTAACGTGTTGAACCTAACAGGCTACACATTAGGCGCAGAAGCTTTAGAGGTGGAGTTAGATAGCAGCTTAACCGAAGTTGTAGACTTCCACCCGGTAGACCCAACAAGATTAGATTTTATACCTGATGAAGACGGGGAGTTACAACTATCGCAAAAAGACGAGCAAGGAAAAAATGTCTTTCTCAATCCTGAACAAGTCTTTTACATTCCTATCGATCCTGAAATAGATGATCCTTACGGACGTAGTCCGATCGTACCAGCCATTGAATCTGTACTGTTTCAAACAGAAGTGCTGGACGATTTAAAAGCTGTGGCGCATCACCAAGGACATGCGCGTTTTGATGTCAGTGTGGCATCAGAGGCAATAATAAATGCGATTCCAGAAAAAGTGTTGAATGATGAGGACGAAGTGAAGAAGTTCGTTGATGATTTTTTAAATAGCGTAGAAGATCATTTTCAAAACATCGATCCTGACGATGATTTTTATCACAACGACAGCATAGCAATCAACACGGTTGGCGGAACAGCTGGCCAAAGCATGGACGCTAAAGCTCTTATGGAAATTATTGACCAGCAAATCATTACATCGCTTAAGCAGTTCCCTATTCTCTTAGGGCGCAATTCCAGCGTAAGCGAAACACACGCAAAAGTGCAGTTAGAGCTTGAGTATATGACAATTCGGTCTATTCAAAAGGTAACGAAAAGAATGCTTGAGAAAGCTTATAACGTGGCTTTAAGAGCAAGAGGCTCTCAGTCCGTTGTGACGGTAACGTTTAATGACGTAGCAATTAAGAATCGTCTGGAAGATGCAGAAGCAGAAGAAAAAGAATTGGCAAATGAAATCACGAAAGTGAACCAAGGCTTTATTAATAATGACGAGGCTTCAAACAATGTTGTTGGCCATGATGCCGTAGACGAACCTATGCAGCAAGAGCAAGTAGATACAAGCGGCGCTGATGTTTACGAGTCTATGCTAAGCAAAATGCAATCAGACGAGGAGGGAAACGACGATGAACCGAGAAAGTACAGGAGATTCCCTAGCGAATTCCTTTTTAGATCAAAAGGGAAAGAGTGATGATTTTGTTGAGTCTATGGGCGAGCCATGGAGTAAACAAACAGGCAAGATAGCTGAGAAAGCTTTTAAAGCTTTTAAGAGCATATTGCACGAGCAACGCGATTTAATCATCAAGCGTTTAAAAGCAGCAAGCAAACCGCCACTAGAAACGCCCTCAGATGATGACAGGAAGCGAGCGCTAGAAGATGACTATCCGGCTGAATTCATCACTTGGTTGCAGGAAGAAGTTTTTCCCGATGCGGACTTAGACGCTATGAAAGCCGACTGGGAAAGCCTGCTTGGAGAGTGGTTGCTAGGCGATGCTATGGTGGCTGGCTCTATGGCTTATGAGGAAGCGATAAACAAAATCGATAGTTTGAGCTTGGCTTTTGATTTTGATAAGCATGGCAAGTTTGATTTCGTCGATGACCAGTTACTTGATTGGATAAACCGGCGGGCTGAAACAAGTGCGATTGATATTGTCGGCACGTCTGCAAAAGATGTACGCAAACTTATCTATGACACGGTCATGGACGGTCCTTATAGCGTAGATAAAATTCAAGAATCATTACAAGGCGAATATCCATTTGGAAACAGTCGCGCACGAATGATTGCAAGAACCGAAGTGTTAAGCAGTCAAAGCGCAGGTACTTTCGCCAATGATATTCAATTTTTTGAAGATGGCATGGTTATTGGCAAAGAATGGCATGCAACACATGATGATCGTACGAGAGATGACCACAAAGAAGCAGATGGTCAAGTAAGACGATTCGATGAGCCCTTTAATGTGGGCGGTGAAGCACTCATGTATCCACGTGATGAAAAAGGGAGCGCCGGACAAGTGATTCAATGCCGGTGTTTTTATACGTTGCTTTGGAAAGGTCAAGACGAAGATAAACTGAATTGAGGTGCTAATGATGCAAGGTACGCAACAATTAATAGGCTTAGAGAAGCTTTTAAAAATATTCCGCAACATGGAGGATAAAATGGCAAACCAAAACATTATCAATTACAACGAAATGAATCCCAAGAATGATAAATATTTTAAACAAAAAGAAAAGGCACAAGAAGCTATCTCTTGTAGCATCGTACTTTGGACTTATGATCCAAACAACAGTGAAAAAGAAATCACAATGGATATGGATTGCTATGCGAGCAAAGAAGATTTAGAAAGCCTAAAAGGTGCTGAATCGCCAGCCTTTATTAAAGTGCAAAATGATGTCGAAACACTATTAATTCCTACTGCAGCAATCATAGAGATATCCTATTAGCGATTTATGCAAGGTATTCGCAACTAATAAGTGAGAGCAATAAACATCTGTCCTTGGCAAGACGTTAAAAGGCTTATTTATTTTGCCTTAAAAAAGGAGGTGCAGTGATTGAAAGATGTTGCAAGTTTTCGAATGGGGGTTTCCCCGTCAGATGTAACGGACGGAGAACTAGCCAAAATAAACGAACATACTCGTAAAGATTTATCAGCTGATGATGTTTTTATCTTTGACGGTGTTGTGAGTGATGATTCGCTAGATAGTTTTAAAACTCGTATGGATCCGCAAACAACATTATCAAACTACGCTGATGATTTAACGCGTGGCGTATCGCTAATGAGTGGGCATGATACCGAGAAAGAACCTTATGGACGTTCCTTTGATTCTGTGTTGCAGAAGCGAAACGGACTAACTGAGGTTATCGGCAAGTTTTATATGCTGCGAGGTAGTAGCGCTAACGGCTCAAGCACAGATGATCTTATCTGTAACATCGAAGGCGGCATTACAAGAGATATGAGCGTGGGTTTTATGGCTGGCATTGATGATTACATATGTAGCATTGATGGCAAAACCCTAGACAAAAGCAAATATTTCCCCGGAGACCGGACCGAAGACGGAAAGGAAGCTTTTTATTGGATTAAAAATGGCCATTTACGTGAAGTATCTACTGTTTACAAGGGCAGCAACGGGAATGCCTTTATCCAAAAAGCAAGACAATTCGCTGATAAACATAAATTAGGGCAAAGCCGTTTAGCGATGTTGCAACAAGGTTTGGGCACAAGATACGACGAGCTGGATAAATCAATCTTTGGCATTCGTGTCAATGAAGATGGAAGCAGCTCAGACAATGATAATCAAGGAGGAAATGAAGACATGGAAATAACAATCGAAGATGTACGAGAAGCAGTGGAAAACGAAGATATCACAATCGAAGAATTGGAAGAGCTTATCGCTGAACTTAAAGATGATGATGATGATGACGATAACGATGGCGGCGACAATGATGACGATAACGATCGGCTTGCCAAAGCAGTCAAACGTGTATTTGGTGACAAGGTTTCCGAAAAAACTCTACGCCGAGTAAAAGCTGAGGCTGAAGACGGCCGTTCTTATAAGAAAGAAGTTGTTAGCCGTGCTGTGAAAGCTCGTGCCGCAGTCCAAGGCAAAGGATTTAACAAAGCGCATTACAAGGAAATGTTACGGCGTTCAGATGCAGCTACTGTTCGAGAAGAAGCAGAAAGCTACGAAAAAATGAAGTCTGGCAAGTTCCAACCCGGACGTAGTGCAGCAAGTAAAGATGATGATGTAGACGAAGGACGTCCATTTTCCATTGACTAACAAAAGGAGGAAGTAAAACATGGGTGCAATTTTTAAACGTGGGGGCATTGTCCCTGAAATGTACGGTTTATCCCTAACGGTTTATGCAGACGAAAAAACCACGGGAGGACAACCGTTAGTATTTGATGCAGAAGCTGGCGACTACGGTGTAAAAATCGCTTCGCAAGGAGAACGACCAGATGCCGTAGTTAAAGTTGGTGATGACGCAGGCGTTCCAATTTCTGCTTATGTGGTAACTGGCGGAAGCCGTAACGCAAAAGTAGAAGTGGAAGAAGCTGTGCAAGTTGGCGATACAGTCGTAGCTAGCTCAAACGGCATTTTTGAAAAAGAAAGTGTTGGCGAGGGTGCAGAAGCGAAAGGCTTACTTGTGCTTAAAGGCAACGAAAATAATACAGCGGAGGTGCTGATTTAAATGGCAGAATTGAATTTATTACGAAAAACCCCGAACGATACTTTTGTTGTACGTGGGGAAAAAGTACAAATGCCAAACAACCAAGAATTTTGGCAAGAAGCTTTGAAAGAAGCTGAAAATCGAGGAATCAGCAAGGAATTAATCGGTAAAAACTCTTCTCTTATCACAAACGCTTATATGGAAAGTCGCGGACTAACTATGCAAGATTTTGGTAAGATGGTTAACCCGCAATTAAATCGGGCAAAAGTTACTGATTTGTTAACAAACACAAACACAAAACCGTTGTTTGAAGCTTTGACAGAAACATTCTTGCGTGGAGCTTTTGAAAAAGCAGGACGTGCAGAACAGTTAACGATGGGTCCTGTGACGATTGACCAACAACAATCAGAATACTATTACACTGAGGGCTATGAAGATAACAAATACGACTTCATGACGGTAGCGCAAGGCGGACCTATCCCAGTCATGACAATCAAGCTGGAAGATAAAAAAGTTATCCGTGTCTACAAACGTGGCGGCGGTATCGAATTAACCGATGAAGCCAAATCCATGAACTTTGACATGCTATCGAAATTCTTTGAACGCCAAGGCATGGTGCTAGGTCGTACAGATGAACAAATGGTTGTTGATCGTTTGCAAAACGGGTACTTTGATGATGGATTTGATAAACCACAAACCTTAGGCGTTAAAAGTACAGGTAAGATCGACCCAATGGACTTGTGGTTTGCTCAAAATTACATGGTTGAAGAAACAGGATTTACGCCTAACGTTGCGGTGATGAACTTGAAGACAGCAGAAGAATGGACAAGCATGGAAACAGGACAAGGCGCACCTATCTTCTTGCAAAATCAATTAGATGGTACAACACCTAACTTGTTGAAATCTCAACCGTTTGTCACAAATCAAATGGATGACGGCAAGATTATGCTGGTTGATACGCAATTTGCAATCAACGAATATGTATACAAACCATTATCTACTGAAAACGAACGTAACGTCAGAACACAAATCGATGGTTCTTATACTACTAAAACATCTGACTTCGTGCCTTTCGAACGTAACGCGCGCTTAATTGTTGACGTAAACGAATCGCGAGGAAAAAAGTAGGATCACATCGCATTACTAGTGTAAACCCGACAAATGATGGGGCGAATATCCATGTTGAATAAAGCCCCTCAACGAAAGGGGTGGTTTGATGTTTATAGATCGAGAAGAAATTGTTAGTCACTCGAATTACAGCGATGAACTAGAAAATTTGAGCATCGAAAAGCTCGAAGAGTACGAAAATCGAGCGGATAGCTACATCACTGTAATAACAAATAAAGACTACTCAAATACCAATAGTAAGATCATACAACAAGCGCTGAGAACAGCGACTTGGCGATTGGTTGACTATTTTTTTTATTTTGATAACGAAGGTGTGGAAGACAAAAAGAAACGCTATGCAGGCGTGAAGTCTGAAAACATCGGCGATTACAGTTATACCAAGCAAGATCAGACAAGCGATGATATCGGTATGGGTGTTACGGGGGATAAAGAGTTGGACGAAATCATAAAAAGTCTGACAGTCGAACCTCGTGCGCCGCTGGTGTTCCATACGAGTAATCACTCGAAAAAATCGAGGTGGTCTTAATGAGTTTCAAAAACCTTTTACCGCATACCTGCGAAATTACTTTACCCGGTGAAATAACTGGCACAGATGAGTGGGGCAGGTCTATCCACGAAACAAAAAAGCCCTATAAAACATCTTGCCGTTATGTAACCGAGAAAGCCAAGCGCAGGAATACGGAGGGTGAAAGCATAGTGATTCAAACAAGCTTGCTTTTGCCAAAAGAGTGCGAACTCAGCCCTGAAATGTCCATAGATAACCTATGCGACGCTGAGGGATATAAAATCACTGAAGAACCGCTTGTTGTTGATAATATTAAACGCCAAACAAGTGCAAAAAAGCTCCACCACTACAAGGTGGTATTGAAAGGGGCTGAATGACATGGAAATTGTCGGTAAATCTAAAGGCGCTGAGGTCAAGATTGAAGTGAGCGGCGAGCTCGAACGTTTTCTAAAAGATAAGCAAAAGTTTCAAGAAGCACGAGAAAAAGCAGTAGAAGCAGCTGGCAGGGTTTGGGCAGATGAAGCCAAAAAAGTAACACAAGCAGGCGGTCATATTGATACAGCCTACTATGTGAATTCTATTGGTTTTACAAGTTCATATAGTGGACCACGTGGTAATCGCGTAGGACCAAGAGTGCATAGTATTTCTACTTCTGGCAGTCGCACAACGCTAACAATAGGCTCAGGAGTTTCTTATGCGATCGATTTAGAAAAACGGTACAACATCTTTGCAAAAAGCTTGAGTTCGTCCATGGAAAAAATGGCAAGCGTCAGTGCGACATATATTGATCAAGTATTAAAGGACTGGAGGTAATAGGTTATGGATTTTGTAAATGCCACTTTGCCTCTAGTCCATTTTTTTGATGAAACTTTAGACCTATTTCAAAGTGTGCGAGCTAATAAATTAGACAGCGATGCACCATTGCCTGCTTTAATGATAAAGCAAGTCAATCGAACGACCATACAGATTATTGTAAGGTCTGATGATGACATCGAGGCAATGAATCTTTGCGAATTTATAGGCAATGACATTAAACGCAATTTTGACAGGGTCAAAGGCATTAACATTTTTGATATTGATTTTCAAACAACACCAACACCGGACTTAGACGAGGAAACGGACAAGCCCGAATGTTGGTGTTATTTAGATATAAAGTATTTCGAAAATTAGGAGGTAAACACATGGCTAAAAATATAAAAGAAGGACAAATTCAAGTGCGAGTTCGCCACAAGAGCAATTCTCACGAAGTTTTTACCTTTAATTTAAATGGAAAAAAAGAAACGGTTCTTCCTGACGAAAAAATGACCGTTAACGAAAAAGATTTAGGCTACCTAAATGCTTTGGACGGCGCATGGAAGTTTAACCCGATTGAAGACACGAAAGGAGTTAAATAAGCATGGCACAAGATAATTTTTACAATTACAACAAGAACAAGATTCAAGGTGGTGCGGGTCGCTTAATCGTAAGCAATGACACTTCATTCCGCCCTGAAGCTATCAGCGACATCATGGACTTAGACACATACAAGTTAAAAGACGGCTTTCGCGACTTAGGCGCAACCAATGAAGGAATTACGCGTTCTCGCGGGAATGAAAGCGAAGATGTTGAAATCGACCAATCAACAACACCTATTGATACAACAATTACATCTTGGGAAAACACTATCACGACTACTTTAATGGAAACTGATATCAACAATCGTCAATTAGCAAATGCTGGTGGCGTAATCGAAAAAACAGCACCTAAAACAGGTTCTGCTTTAGACTTAGCTGCTCCGTTAAAAGTAAATGCGCGCCAAGTAAAAGTTTCTGCAAGTGAAAACGGCAGTGTGGACAAAAGCATGCAATTTGTCAAAATCGGAAACGAAACAGCGCAAGTAGCATCTATTAAAAACAATCTTATTACACTTAAAAAACCACTAAAAGAAAAGCATGAAGAAAGTGAAAAAGTTGTGCCAATCTTAGAATTGGGAACAAAACGCATCGGTTATGGTGCGCCATCTAGTGTAGCACCTGTTGCTTTGACATTAATTGCACGCCGCGATGACGGCACTTTCCTACTAGTGCATTATTACGAAGTAAAGATTTCCGATAACGTTGAAACCAACCACGGCAAGGAAAAAGCGTCATTGCCAGTAACCCTTACGGCATTTGCACAAGATGATTTGCCAGATGACGAAAATGTTTATATCGAAATTGAACAAACATTAGGCGACGAGGAAGAATAAACGATAAGGGATAGTCTTTTGGCTATCCTTTTTATTTATAAAAAATGGAGGATATAAGAATTATGACTGATATTGATAACGTAGTAAGCATGGAAGAAAGAACAGTAACGCTAGATGATGGAAGCAAAGTAGCAATCCCACGTTTAACCAACAAAAAAGTCTTACAACTGGTTAAATATGTAGCTGGCGATGGCATGGCTATGTACAACAAATTTTTAAATTGGCAAGATGAAAACACCGAAAGAATTCCTCAATATGATGAAAATGGCAATCAGAAGTTAGATGACAACTTAAAATACGTTTATGAAATTAAATCCCCAAGCGTAGATGATGCTATGGATAAACTAATTGAAATTATCCCAGATGAAAAGTTGCTAAAAATCATTTCAATTTTAGTAGATATTCCCGAAGAAAAAGTGGAAGACATGGACTTTGTTGATACTGCGATCATCGTAGGTGGATTTATTGATGTTACATCGATTGACAAATTGGTGGCTGTGGTAAAAAAGGCAGTGGCGAAATTCCGTCCAATGAGCAAGGAACAAATGAATCAAGCAACACAAAGCAATCAACAACCACAACAAACGCAACAAACGCAACAACCAACGAACTCTCAAGCGCCTTACACGACTACGCCGACGGAATAATTGAGCAATTAGAATTTTTAACTAAAACTTGAAACCTACTTTTCGATACGTATCCCTTGGTATACCAAGGATCTCATGCACAA